TTTTTTGGGTACTTGTAGGACTATTTATAGGCTGGAATTTACCACAACCTACTTGGGCTAAATACGTACAAACAATAATTATGGGCTGGGTATCAAAAGTATCCAGCATGGTTAAGAAAGGCGAATAATGTTCGCAGGATATGGAACAAAAGACATGAAATCTAAAAAACAAGAAAAGGCAAAAGTTTATGAAAAAGATGGATTCTGGACTTATGATGGTGCCATCGCAGGATATAACACCAAAGCCAACGCAGAAGCAGCGATGGAAGCAGGTAAAAAACAGTCATCATGAACGATATAAAATTTGTTTAGAGTGTGAACATCTAAACAAGTTTTTTAAGTTTTGCAACCTTTGTGGTTGCTTTATGCCCCTCAAAACTAAACTTCGATGGGCAGAGTGTCCTGACGAGCCACCTCGTTGGACATAGGAGTTAAAATGGCATTAACAGCGAAGCAAAAGAAACTTCCTAAAGCTCTACAGAGAGCTATTCTTGCTAAACAAAAAGGTATGGGTAAGAAGAAAAAGAACGGGAAGAAAAAGCGTGGAAAGAAAAGAAGAAGTAGCAGAGGATAGTTGGCTTACTTATTTTCATTCCATTAAAGATGTCTGCCCTTGGAGTTACAATAGTTACAAGAAGGGCAGAATCAATATTACAGAATTTACAAAAACTAAAGTTATAAATAGTGAGCAAAACTGGAACATTGATAAATATGATGCAGTTGTTTACTTAACAAATATGTCAGTTGATGAATTAGAGAACTTTGTAGAAAATAGAAATCGTAAACAAAAAGTATGTGAATATCTTTGGTCTCACCCTGAATATACAAAAGGAGGCAATAGACAAACAAAGCAATCAATAATTATTCAACAAGACAGAGCGTTCTTAAATGAACTAAGAGAAAAGCGTGGTTAAAAGACGAACTAGAAGAAAGGCAAAGAAGAAAAGACCTGTACCTACAAATAAAGCTTTATATGCTAGAGTAAAAGCAGAAGCAAAAAGAAAGTTCAAGGTATATCCTAGTGCATACGCAAATGGCTGGCTTGTCAGAACTTATAAAGCAAGAGGCGGAAGATATAGAATGGGGTAATTATGTCATTGAATAAACGAAAACACGCAGCATTTTTAAGAAATAAGCATGTATATAAAACGCCTGGACCAGCTAGAAAAGCAGCAGCAAGATTAGGACTAAAAGGAATACATGCACATGGAAGAGGCAAAGCTAAAAGATTTATGCCAGGAAGTTCTCATACTGCATATAAAAATGCATTGAGAAAGAGAAAAAGATAATGGCAAAACCTAAAGGTGGATTAACTACTTGGTTTAAAGAAAACTGGGTAGACATTAGTCGTAAAAAGAAAAATGGTAAACACCCACCTTGTGGTCGTAAGAAAGCGAGGACAGCAAGAGGAGGATATCCCAAGTGTGTCCCTCAGCGAGTAGCGGCGAAAATGACCGCAAATCAAAAAAAGTCGGCAGTCCGTAGGAAAAGAGCAAAAGCTCAAGGTGTTGGAGGGAAACCCACCAATGTCAAAACTTTCACTAAAAGGAGGCGCCGAAGAAGGAGATAACATGCAAGAGTTTCTAGATGAGATTCGAAGAACTCATGAATTGGTAGAAAAACTTCAAACCAAATATAGAGAAAGACTACTTTGGAGTAAAGAACTTCAAAAATCTTTAAAATTAAACAATACAACAGAAATTAAGAGGTTAGTAAATGTTGAAGAAAAGTTGGCTAAAAATTAAAGAATACTTAAAAAAGTTCTGGGACATACTTATTGGTAACGATAAAAACTGGGACGGAGAAGTAGATATTAAGGACGATTTAATTAAAGCAAAAGAAAAAGCGCAAGGCGCTAAGTAACGGAGAGAGCTATGGCTAGAACTGGAGGCTTTTTAAGCGGACCTACTGGTGTTCACAATACTCAAAAAATTCGTAAGCATAAATTAAATAGAGGTGTAACTCGTGATATGAATGCTGCGGCAGGAGTTCCTGTGAATTCGAAAAACCCAAACTCTATGGAATCTTTTAGATATGCAGCTGCACCAAAAGCTATCGGACCTAGGTTCGGTAAAACTGCAAATCCTAAACGAGCTAGATTTCCTGGACGAAGAAGATAATTATTATGGCAGAAACTATACACAAAAAACAAGCATGGCTAGATGAAATGGCAGCTATAGTACAAAAAGATATTAATACTTTAGAGGTACTACAGAGAGCTAGAAAACTTAATAAAAAGGAAGCTAACTTCCTGCAACTATGTAGTGCTTACTTGTACTTATACAAAATGGCTGAACTCAAGGAATTTTTAAGTCCTGTACTGAGTGAAGATGAAGATGAGACTAATTTCGAGACAATACATTGATTGAAATTAGTAGAAGTGATATAGTTTCTGACTATCTAATGGAATATCATGATGATGAACGATTCATCAAACTTCCTATAGAATCTTACCTACAACTGTTAGGAATAATACCTAACACTTCTCAAACTGCACTCATAAATGCAGTTAGTAATCCAAAGTATAGATTTATTTGTGCCTCTGTAGCTAGAAGGCAAGGTAAAACTTACATTTCAAATATCATAGGACAATTAGTATGTCTTGTACCAAATAGTCATGTACTACTAATGTCACCAAACTATTCACTATCACAAATATCTTTTGATTTACAAAGACAACTAATTAAACATTTTGATTTAGAAATGGTAAGAGATAACGCAAAAGATAAAGTTATTGAACTTTCCAATAGTTCTACAATTCGTATGGGTTCAATCAATCAAGTAGACTCAGTAGTTGGTAGAAGTTATGATTTAATTATATTTGATGAAGCAGCACTAACTGATGGTAGAGATGCTTTCAATGTAGCACTTAGACCTACACTTGATAAAGATGAATCAAAAGCTATATTTATATCCACTCCTAGAGGACGAAATAATTATTTTGCTGAGTTTTATCACAGAGGATTTAGTGATGAGTTTCCTGAATGGTGTTCCATAAAAGCTACTTGGCATGAAAATCCAAGAGTATCCGAACAAGATATTGTTGAAGCAAAGAAAGGAATGTCAGATGCAGAATTTGCACAAGAATATTTAGCAGACTTTAATGTATTTGAAGGTCAAGTTTGGTCTTTTAGTCATGAGCAATGTGTAGCAGATTTATCTCAATTTGATACTTCAAAAATGGACGTATTTGCTGGGCTTGATGTAGGATATAAAGACCCTACTGCATTTTGTGTAATTGCGTATGACTGGGAAGAAGAAAAGTTCTACTTAGTAGATGAATATCTAAATAGTGAACGAACTACTGAACAGCATGCTGCAGAAATAAGAAAACTTATAGATAAATGGAATATTGATTATATCTATATTGATTCTGCTGCAGCACAAACAAGATTTGACTTTGCACAAAATTATGACATCAGCACTATAAATGCTAAAAAATCAGTATTAGATGGTATTGGTCATGTTGCAGGAGTAATAGATAATGATAAACTTATTGTTAATCAAACTTGTCGTGAATCTCTTATGGCATTAGACCAGTATCAGTGGGACCCTAACCCTAATTTATTAAAAGAAAAGCCAAAGCATAATCAAGCATCGCATATGGCTGATGCACTTCGATATGCCCTGTATACGTTCGAGACTACAGCGACAAGTTTTTAAGACCCCTATCAAAAATAACATTTGACATTATATGTGATTTTTGTTATAATTCTAAAAAGAGTAAAAATAATGAATTTAAAGAGAGATTTAGTTAAATATGTTCGAGACAAAGCTAAATCAAGATACCGTAAGAATGATAAATGTTATATCTGCGGTGAAACCGAAAATTTAGATTTTCATCACTTCTTTGGACTGACAGAACTTTTAGACCATTGGATTCAGAAACAAGGTATAAAAGTTGAAACTGAAGGAGATATATTAAGTGCTAGGGAAATATTTATAGAAAAGCACGAAAAAGAACTTTACGATGAAGCTGTGACGCTGTGCCATATGCATCATTTACGACTACACTCAATTTATGGAAAACGACCTAAATTAGTCACGGCAATGAAACAAAAACGATGGGTTGAAAAACAGAGAGTAAAATATGGCGTGGTATGACAGATTATTAGGTATTGAGAGAGAGGAGAAGTTAAATCCATCTCAATACTCAATCGCTCGAGATGAAGGACTCTCTGTCGACTCAAGAGAAATAAAATCAAATTATCGTTCAGCTTATGAAGCACTAGAAGTAGTAAATAGAGCTGTAAATATGATAGTTGATGATGTAGCAGAAATACCTTTCTCTGTTAATGCAAAGTTAAGAGGAATGACACCTGTTGCAAAAGATATTAGAAGGTCAAAAGTAGACATACTACTTAATAGAGCACCAAATCCTTTTCAAGATGTTAGTGCTTTTAAAAGAAATTTAATTATCGACCTAATAATAGATGGAAACATATTTATCTACTATGATGGTGCTCATCTTTACCATCTACCAGCAGATAAAGTTAAAATCTATACTGACGATAAAACTTATATACAAAAATATGAATATGATTCAACGATAGAATATTCAGTCAATGAGATTATTCACATTAAAGAAAACAGTTTTAATTCAATTTATAGAGGCGTACCAAGATTGAAACCTGCGTACAGAACAATGGTTCTCTTGGACAATATGAGAAGTTTTCAAGATAACTTCTTTAAAAATGGAGCAGTCCCTGGATTAGTACTAAAAAGTCCTAATACTCTTTCTGAAAAAATAAAAGAAAGAATGTTACAAGCTTGGAGTATGAGATACAATCCTAAAACTGGAGGTAAAAGACCCTTAATTCTAGATGGTGGACTTGAAGTTGATGATTTAACTAAAGTAAACTTTAAAGAATTAGACTTTCAGGAGTCTTGCAAAGCAAACGAAAAAGTTATACTAGAAGCACTAGGAATACCACCAATCCTTATGGACGGTGGTAATAATGCTAATATTAGACCTAATCATAGACTTTACTATCTTGAAACTATATTACCTATAGTTAGAAAAGTTGCACATGCTTTTGAAAGATTCTTTGGTTTCGAACTCACAGAAGATGTAACAAGGATTCCTGCGTTACAACCTGAGTTAAGAGACCAAGCCGCCTATTATGCAACTCTTGTTAATACAGGCATTATTAGCCCGAATGAAGCAAGAGAAGCACTAGGCAAAGAACCAGTTGATGGATTTGATGACCCAAGAGTTCCAGCTAATATAGCAGGTTCTGCGGTAAATCCCGAAGAAGGTGGAAGACCACCACAAGACGAGGAGAATATAGATGGCGAATCCTAAAATGAAAACATTAACAGTTCTTGGCGAATACTTTAAAAAGAAAGGAAAAATTCTTTCTATTTCAGAGTATCAAGCTCAGAATGACGCTCCTGTTAGAGTACAAATAGTTAAAAGAACTTTTAACTCTTGGGCTCGTATGGTCAGCATGTTAAATTACAACTTACCAGAAATGGTAGATGCAATTAACAAACCAAAAGCTGCACCAAAGAAAACAGTTGCAAAAGCTACTAAAAAGAAAGGAGACTAAGTATGAATAAAATATTTCATTATACTTCTACTTTTAAAAATTTAGGCGAACAAGATGATGGTAGTATAGACATTAAAGGGTCTGCTAGTACTAATGGTCTTGATAGAGCTGGAGATATTATCGAAAGTGATGCCTGGACTAAAGGTGGTTTAGAAAACTTTAAAAATAATCCTATTATATTGTTTAATCACGACTATAATAAACCTATTGGAAGAGCAACAGGTTTAGAAGTGAACGATAAAGGATTAGATATCTCAGCAAAGATATCTAAAGCAGCGGGCGATGTTAAAGATTTAATTAAAGATGGTGTCCTTGGAGCTTTTTCTGTTGGTTTCAGAGTTAAGGACGCTGATTATATGACCGAAACCGACGGATATAAGATAAAGGACGCTGAACTTTTTGAAGTTTCTGTAGTATCAGTACCTTGCAATCAGGGAGCAACGTTCTCTCTAGCAAAGTCTTTTGATAATATGGACGACTACGAGGAGTTTAAGAAGAATTTTGTTAAGGCTAACTCAATGGACTCAGCAGACGCTGTTGAAATTGAGCAGCCAGGCGAGGAGAAATCCTCAAAATTGGAGAAAAATATGTCTGAAGACAATAAAACAACTCCTGAAGGCTTTGACCTTGAAGCATTTGCAAAAAAAGTAGCAGAAGATACTTCTGCTAAAATTGCTATGCAACAAGCTGAGCAGAAAGCAAAAGAAGCTGCTGAGGCGGAAGAAAAATCTGTTGAAGAAGCTGAAGTGAAGGCTGCTGAAGAAGCAAAGCAGGAAGAACAGAAAACAGTTGTAACATCAGTTATGACTGGAGCTGAAAAGCTAGTTTCTGATGTCGAAGAAAGAGTTCTAGAAAAGCACGAAGATTTAGAGACTGTAATTAAGTCTTTAGAAACTGAATTAAAAGACAGAAGTGCTGAAATAGAAGCTATGAGAGAATCTAAAAGGGTTTTCTCTGACAGAGGAAACAGTGACTGGAGAAAAGCATTTGAAGCTGACATTATGGACGCAAAAATGTTAGGTTTAGCTACTGGAAAAGGATTTGAAACTAATCTAGCCAAAGGCGTAATGGAAAAAGTAAATGCCATGTCTGGTGTTGCTGTTTCATCCGCTGATTTTGAGCAAGTTGTTTCAACTAACATTGAAAGAGATATCCAGAATGAATTAGTATTAGCACCTCTATTTAGAGAGATACCAATGACTTCTGCAACTCAAATCATTCCAATCTTACCAGACTCTGGATATGCAGAATTTACTGCAAACCAAGCTGCTAGTGGTTCTTCACCACACGGTAACTTGGCTCAAAGAGGTGATGCATACAACCCAGGTTCAGCTGGCGGTATTGATATGACTGAGAGAACACTCTCAACTAAAAAATTAATCTCTAAATCATTCATTGGTAATGAAACTGAAGAAGATGCAATCTTGCCTATTCTTCCGTTAATTAGAGAGTCAATGGTTAGGTCTCATGCTAGAGCAATTGAAAATGCTATCTTAGTAGGAGATGACGCTGATGGTGCATTCGGAACTTCTGGAGCATCTTTTGAAGGACTTTGTCACTTAGCGGCAAACGATTCAAACACTACACAGCCAAGTGGTACATTCGCTGCTACTGACGCTGTTACTGCAGCTGACTTACTAGCTTTAAGAAAAGCAATGGGTAAATATGGTGTTAATCCAAGTGAAGTAGTTTACATAGTATCTCAAGATGTGTACTATGACTTGTTAAACGACGCTGAGTTCCAAGATGTGAACTTAGTTGGTGACATGGCTACTAAGCTAAGTGGTGAAATCGGGCAAGTATTTGGTTCAAGAGTACTTATCTGTGATGAGTTCGCTGCTAAAGCTCACTCTAAATTTAACGCAGTAGCTGTATACCCAAGAAACTACGTAATGCCTAGATTAAGAGGTGTTACAGTAGAATCTGACTACGATGTCGAAAACCAAAGAAGAGTCCTAGTGGCTTCTCAAAGAATAGGTTTCTTAGACCTAATCGATGGTGCTGACTCAGTACAAGCTCTTAAATACAAATCTAACTAATAGATTGATATGGCTCGAGGGGAGCCTTATCCCCTCACTTATAATTATGGCAGTATCACAAGGCGGAACAAATTTGATAACATTAGCACAGTACAAAGATTTTGCTGGGCTCAATGGCGTGTCGGAAGATGCGAAATTGAATGTTATCATTCCGTCTGTGAGCCAAGCCGTAAAAACATATTGCGGAACTTCGTTTGTAGACTTTTTTAGCTCTGCTAAAACGGAGTTCTTCGATATAAAAGATAATCATACTAATGCAATAATGCTAGATGAAAGTCCAATAGTAGCTATAACTTCTGTACAAGAAAGAGATAGTCAATCAGCTTCATATGTGACCCTCATATCCGAAAATTCTGATGGTAGTGGCAAATTTGAATTTACTGTTGACGAAGAAACAGACACTATCTTTCGAACAGAAGATACTGCAGATAAATTTTTTCCAAAAGGAAGAAAGGCAGTAAAAGTAGTTTACAAAGCAGGATACGCAAGTACTCCGGGAGATTTAAAACTAGCAATTTTTGACTTAGTAAAATATTACTTAAAAGATGAAAGAAAAGAAAGACTTTCTATAAGTGGAGCTCAGATTAGTAACCAAGTTACTACCAGCCTAAGAGAAAACATTGGGTTTCCTGACCACATAAAAAGGATTCTTGATTTCTATAAACTGTATAAATAATGACTAAAAAAGTTAGTTCTAGAATTGACCTAAACACTGGAAAAGATATTGATAAGGTTGCTGCTGAGATAACAGAAAACTTACAAATTCTTCATACAGACCAAACTCGAATACCACTAAACGAAGCTACGGAACATTATATAAATTTAAACAGACTTTTAGAAGACGGCGAGGAAGTTGTACTAGACATAAAGAATTTAATGGTATTCTTACCAGAAGTAGTTGAAGCATTTATGGAAGACGGAGAAGATATGAAAGATAGCGGAGGACCTTTATTAGAAAGAGCTACCGCTGCAGGTGATGTAGATTTAGTCGGACCGACTGATGTTAGACACTTGGACAAATTTCGTGATAATCCTAGAACTGGAAGAAAAGGTATGTATGTCTTTGATGCATTCAAACTTCTTCGAAAGAGAGTTGACGTACTATTTGGTACCTTAAAGAAAGATATGGGTCACCAACAAGTTACTCCTATTAGTATTCAACTAGCTTTAGTTGCAGAAGCACTGCAAAAATTAGAAGATGAACTATCTAAAGTTGCTAAAACTAAAGCAGGCGCAGGAAGAGTTACAGTAGAAGGCAAGGTAACTGATAAAACAGCACAAGCCTTAAAAACAGCTAAAATTAAAACAGTAGCAGATATAAGAAAAAGAAAAAAAGCAATTCAAAAGTTAATGGTTGGTTTCGAACTTATGCAGAATGTTCCATATGTAAAAGGAATGAAAGCATCGAGGACACCTTTCAAGGATTTAATAGATTCATACAATGAACTACAAAAAATGGGACAACTAGATGTTCAAACAATGAAAGATAACATTATTAATACCATGAAAGGAGAAGTTAGACTTGAAATAAGAGCTGAAAGTAAAGCGTATAATCGAACTTTTAAAAGACATTATGAAAGACTAATGCAAACATCAGCAGAAAAACTACTACTAAAAAGACAAACTGAAGCTTTAAAAAATTATTTAAGTAAAGTAAAAATAGGAGATGTTAAAGGTTCTCCTTCAGTAGAAAATAAAATTGTAAAAGATATTACAGATATCGCTAAAGG